AAAAGTAGATGCCGCCGTTTCAGCCCGTCTCGACGCACACCTCAAAAAACAAGAGGAAGATTTAGCAGCTAAACAAGAAGCCGCTGATTGTGCAATCAATGACGAGAAATGTAAAGCAGATGCAAAAGCTGCAAAAGAAGCAGAAGACCTTGCAAAACAAGAAGCACTTGAAAAATCTGTAAAAGATTTAGTCGAGAAAAGAGTAGCAGAGGAAACAGCAAAAATTCAAACCGAATTAACTGCAACCGAAGCAAAGAAATCTGAAATCACCGAAAGTACCTCTCCTAAACAATGGGAAGAAGCACAAGTAGATGAACAAGTCACTTTGATGGAAAAAGTCCTCTCCGGAGAACAAGTTTCTATTAAAATAGACAAAGAAGAATTCTTAGAGAAACACTCTGTCTTCAAACCAAGTCAATTCTCAGAAGCAGTATCAACATCTGGTACTATTCCGGGCGTAGACGTAGGACAACAAATTGTAATCCTTCCGGGTGGAATTTTAGTTAAAACCATCCGTCCTTGGGTACAAGTTAAAGTTATCCCACAAGGTTATGATACAGTAAGATTCTATACCCTTGACATCCCTGCATTCGGAACAATCACTGAGCACGTCTCATCTGATATTACCCCTGCAACCCACGCTTTGAGCGCAATCGAAGTCTCAGCAAACACCGTTAGAGGCTTTAGACAAAACGTCTTAAAAGCAGAAGTAGAGAAATATCCAAAAGACCTCTTAGAGAAAATCCGAGAAACAGCAAGAACACGAGCATTAGAAGATGAAGTTACAATTACTTTGTCAACTATCGCAGCTTCAACATCCGTTGACTTTGGTGCAAACCACTTTGACGCAACTGATGGAGCATTAGTTACAGACGAGACCGACGAAGACGCCGCAGGCGTTATGAAGGCAGCCGGAATCGAAGCCGCAAAGGTTAGATTACAAAGCCAAGGTCATGATCCTGAAAATGGTTCCGCAGTCTGTGCTATGACACCAAAAGCACAAAAAGAACTGATCCAAGATACAGTTATTGTTAACTTTATCCAAAACAGTTCCCCAGAAATTAGTAGACAAGGTAGAATAAACCTTTACTTCGGTATTGAAATATTCGTAACCAACTCTATTAATACAGCCAACAATAACGCAGCTAGAAATATCTGCTTTATGAAAGGAAAAGCATTTGGTCTTGCAGTAGGAAGAGATATCGAACTAGAATTTGGCAAAAACATCGTTAGACAATCAGTTGACATTGTTGCAACACACAGAGTCAATGCAGTTGTCCTAGATGCAACAGCCTACGTAATTCTTTCAAGTAAGAACGATTAGACACACTAATCAATTTTTATTTTTTTTATTATACTATGTAATAAAGTGCCGCACGATTACTTTCTAAGTAAAGGTTTATATATGTTAATTTATGGACGACGATAAATTACATGATCTAATCATACACGAACTGCGTGTAATCAAAGAGACTCTCAAGGAACAGCATATACGCATAGACAATATTGCCCAAGAACTTGTACGAATAGATACTGAACGCACTAC